ACAGCAACAGTAATGGTGTCTTGCCACGACCCCAAATGTGAAGGAGGGAATGGAGAGGCAGTTGTTAATTTAGATGATGTGGAAGTAGTAGGAGACGAACCTGAACACAAAATTATGATTAGTGATGAATTAGGAATTGAGTTAAGATACCCAAGGATAAGTGATGTAGAAGCAACACAACACCTTGAGGGAGGAGCTCAAACCATTGAAATGCTGAAGCAATGTATGGTGACAATATTTGATGAGGAAGAAGTCTATACAGTTCGAGATAGTTCTACAAATGAACTAAACGAATTTGTTGAGACACTAACAATGACTCAATTAGAATTGTTAACTGCATTTTTTCAAGGCATACCAGTATTGAAGAAGGAAGTCGAAAGTGAATGTAAAGTGTGTGGAAAGGAAATTAGAACTGAATTAGTAGGTTTACAAAGTTTTTTCTAGTAGCCCTTTCTCATGATAGTCTAATAAACTATTTAAACACAAACTTTCAAATGATGCAACATCATGGCTACTCTCTTAGAGAGTTAGATGATATGATGCCATGGGAAAGGGAAATTTACATTAAATTATTACTTACACATCTTGAAGAAGAGAGAGAACGGGAAAGAGCCCGAGCTCAGAAAAATAGATAATCAAGAGAGGTAATAATCATGGCAGATTCACGAGAACAGTTTAGTGGAGACATGTCTAGAAATGAAGTTGAAATAGACTTAAGTAAGTTTATGGAGATGATTCAAGAAAACGCTGCGTTAAAACAGGAGATTTTTGAATTAACACACGATGACAAAGTTAACCCTTATCAGAAGTGGATTCATTTATCGAAAATGATTGATAGTTGGAGAATATGGCCAAGAGCATTTTTAAGTGTTTACATATTCTTAATTTACTATGTTGTAATGTGGTTTTTGGATTTACCCGAACCAACAATGGAACAAAGTGGATTACTTTCAATCTTAGTAGGTGCTGGAGCAGCATGGTTTGGACTATATGTCAATTCCGCTGCAAAAGAACATGCAACAGATAAAAGTTAATTAACCAAAACGAGGAAAACATGACAGAAGAAACATTCAACGAAGAACACGATATAGTTGAGCATGTTCAAACTCTAAAAGATAATCCTCCAGTAGAACCCAATGTGGACGAACTGGACGAACTACAATATGAGTCTGCAAAGGCTTCATATGATAGAGCTTTAGAGCTTTGGAAAGAACAAGTCGAAGAAGAAGAACAAAAACTTTTGACTGAAGCTGCTATAGAAGAAGAATAGGATTTAACCAATGGCAAAAGACGAAGACGGTCGCTCAAGAAAACAAGCTGACGCATTTCTAAAAAAGGATCAGCAACGATCCGAGAAATTGCAACAAGATAGGACAGACTCCCTTGAAAGGTGGACGAAGGCTAACGCTAATACTTATAAAAAATCTGCTGAACAATTAAGTGCTGCAGCGGAATCTGGCATCAAGGCCATGAAGGCAAAGGAAAGAGCAGACGCATTAGAAGTTGCAAATAGAGAAAGAATGGCAGCTGCAAAAGGTGTCTCTCTAGCCCAATTCGAAAAGACCATGGACGCAACCATGAAAGACGGTTGGAGTGCAACAGCTGGAGTCTTTGAACCCTTAGAAGAACTCGGAAAGTCTATGGGTAAAATCCAAATTGACGGGACTATGGGTAAATCCCTTGGTTCTGCAAGTGGTGCTATTAAAGAATTGACTGGTGGTCTATTAGACATTGGTGAAATGTCTAGTGATGTAATGGATAAAGTGTCAGCAGTTGGAACACTCGTTGCAACCCCGTTCAAAGTTGCAAACAATGCTATCGCAGGTGCAACAAAATTCTTTGGTAAGGAATTCAATCCCGGCCAGAAGATGGCAGACTGGTGGGGTGGAACTGAAACTCTTATGGAGGACGGTGAGAAAGATGCTCAAGGAGGATTTAGAGATTTAAAATTCAGTGAAAAAATGAGTAGGATATTTCTGCCATTTAGTAAGGGAGCTGAAGACGCAGAAGAAGAAGCAGAAAAAGGTTCCAGTGAAGTTTCTAAATCTAGTTCTAGACTATCTGCAGCTGGTTCTAAACTAGCTGACGGTTGGAATACTTCCATGGAGAAGTTATCCGTCTTAGGTGGAAGAATGAAAGAGAGTGCAAAGGCAATGGGAGCAGCGACTGTTGCATGGATAAAAAACTTCCCAGCAATGATGAAAGGATTATGGGGAACCATAAAACAAATGGGGAAATCTGCAGCAGCATTCTTAATGGCTCTCCCAGCACTTATAATGTCTAGTCTTGCATTTGTCGCAGGATTAATTGCCTCTGCAGTTAGTATGATGATTGCAGCTGCACCGATAATTGGTATTGCATTATTAATAGGGTTAGCAGTAGCAGCTCTTGTAATGGGTATTATGTTCTTAGTTGAAAACTTCGAATCTATTAAAACAACCATATCAGAAAAGATTACTGCAATGATAGATAAAGTCAAAGCGGTTGTAGGTAATATCGCATCGTTCTTTACTAATATCTGGCAAAGTATATCTGACTTCATTCGAGAAAAGATATTAAAGATTAAATCATTCTTAGGACTAACTTCTGATGCTGAAGAAGAAGAGTTAAAAGGTATTGAAGAAAGAAAGGCTAAGAAAAAGGCAATGACCGATGAGGCAAACAAACAAGCTGCAGCAGAAATTGAAGAAATGAGAGCCAACGGTGAACTCGAAGGTATGAGTCGTAGAGAAATCAAGAAACTTACTAAACAGAAAGAAGCAGAAGCCCTCGCCCGTGTGGAAGAAGAAGCTGAGTTCCAAGCAAAATCAGATGAAGAACTCTTGGCCATGAAACATGAAAATGACGCAATGGTCGCACAGGCTGAATATGACGAGAAGCATAAGGCCATGCAAGCTATTGATGATGAAGCGGATTGGGAAAATATGGGCATGATGGATAAACATGAAATGGGTATCGTCACAGCCAGTGAAGACCGTGGAAAAGCACAATACATGCAAATGAAACAAGACGAACGCGATGAAGATTATGGAACAGATGAAAATATAGAACAAAGAAAGTTATACGGTCAATTCAATGCAGATAGAGCAGAAACCGAACTTAAAACAAGAAGAGATTATATTTCATCTAAAGAATTAACTCCTGAACAAGAAGACGCTGCCCATGCAAAAGAACTAGGTGTAAGCATGGAAGAATATCAGAAAATGAAAGCTTCTGATGCAGCTGCAGAAAAAACCTATTATGATAATCAAGATTTTACAGAAAGTGCTGATGATTATCAATCTGAGTTCCAAGATAAAAGATTTGCAGCTATTGATAGAGCATCAGGGGATAGACTTAGAGATGCTAAGGACGAAGCAGAACAACAAAAATACCTAAATGACTTAAACACCTATGGTGCTGGTGGAAGCTACATACCACCAATGAATGCAGTTGCAGTTCAAAATAATAGTTCTTCTAATACAGTTAGAATGCAAGACCCGTCAACAGCAAATCCAGAGCCTACTGGGACTCGTCTCTCAGCAGTTCCTGCTTAGAAACTTTCCTATTATATTTGGTTCGGTCTTTATGGACTTGAGTAAGTCCGTGTGAAGGAGTCTTCTTATGTTCCTTTATTTTAGGCTCAGGTTTGCCAAAGATTCTTTCCCAATTATCTTGGTAGTCGGTTCCCGATTCGGGTCTTCTTTTACTTCCCTTTGACATATACATAATCCACACTTGGTTCCTATTAAGTGGTATCTGTCTTTCTCTCCTGTTCGGACATTATTACAGACACACTCTATCAACCAAGAGGCCCCCATTTTCTACGAGACTCTGCTTGTGCAGCTCTCTTTGCTTCAATCTTTTTCCTTCGTGTAATATCTTGATTCTTCTTATGTCTCTTTTGATTAGGTTTGACATAATACTCTCTATCTCTACACTCTTGAATAATACCAGCTCGTTCTACTTGCTTCTTAAACCTACGAAGCATTCTGTCGAATGGTTCAACATTTTTATTCTTCGGATTTATTCTTGGTTTAACTTGTGGCATATTATTCAAAAAATTGTTCTAAACTATCTTCTCTATTTCTAATCTTATCAGAACTCGGTATGAGTTCTCCTTCTTTTCTAAACACAAGAACATACTCATGCACCTTACTTGTGTATCTCTTACTTGCACATTTACCCATTTGTAAAGCTGCAAATATTGTATCGTTCTTCATTACAATTATATCATGTAATTTCAGACCTGATTGAGTAAACATATTTATACAGTCTGAATGAAAAGGTCTATATTCACCACCTCGTCTCCAGTCTCCACATACCCAAACACAAAACCCGCCAGGCACTAAAACTCTTTCTATGTTATCTCCACATACTTGTATTCTATCACAGAATTGTCTATATCCTTTTATATCGGATAACTGACCTTCAGCACTTTCGTATTGTTCTATGTCTCCATATGGTGGACATGTCATAACTAAGTTCGCACATTCATTAGCGGTGTGTTTCATTTCACAACCGTCATCTTCTATAATATCATACCAACCGTCAAAAGAATGTCGTGACATTTCTTCTTTAACTTTACTTACAGTTGTTGGAGATACATCATAACCAACATAATCTCTTCCTAATGAAGCAGATATAAATGCTCTTGTCATTCTTCCAGCAAAAGGGTCAACAATAGTATCACCTACCATACTCCAATAATGAATAATGTTCTCACACAATCCAGCATGGAACTCGGACATCATTAATCCGTTAGGAAGTCTCTCACATACTCCACGCTTTTCTTCGTATGCAGTTAAGTATGCGTCTTCCCAGTTGTTCTTTGAAGATTTAGTTGGTGTGATTACACTCAAAGGTGTCCAACCAAATTGGTCTACAACTCTTTCATTCTCGTTGAATGGAAGAATATTTTTGTAGTATTCACTCTTCATAATAAAAGTGTTAAGTCACCCCACGCCTTACAGCATCCCGTTCTTAACCGATAGACCCGCACAGATTTTGCCGTCTACCTTGCCCTTACTTGGTGCCCCCATTTCATTCCACGGCCCAAGTGAGTAGTTATTCTTTATTTCACATATTGTATAATATAACATAACTACCCCAAATTAGAAATTAACTATCTGATGCTAATTTCTTGAAGTAATCCATTGCTTCACCACCGTCATTTCCGACTGATGCTTCTGCACTTGAAATTACTGGTTCATCTGCAACAGTGTCTTTATTAACATCTGCCCAAGGCACTTCGTCTTGGTCTTCAGCTATAGACTCTGCTGTAGAATTACTCACACCACCTGTAAGTCCTAAAATCCTTTCGAGTTTAGTTTTCAACTCGTCATAGGACTTAAATTCTTCGGGTGATATAATATCTGATAACGAATGAATAGAAGTATATATATCATTCAACTCATTTTCGTCTTCAAATAATGGACTTGCAGAATCAAATTCTGATTTATCGTAGTTCCAATAACCATCGACTTTTCTGATTTTGATTTTGAAGTTAGCACCTTCTCCTCTCAAATCGAAAGGATTGATTGCTTTCTCATCTTCAAAAGCTGGGGAAATTGCTTCCTTCAACTGTTCAAAGATTTTCTTACCGTATCTGTAAAGGAATACTTTACCTTCATTGTCGGGATTCTTAGGGTCTGAAACAACATAGACATTAGAAACATAATGAAGTCTACGCTTCTGTTTCCTTGCAATCTCTTTGTTTGCTTCTATCCCAGTATTCCACAATGTAGTATTGTATTCGGACACAGGGTCTTGTTTATTAAGAGTCGTTAAAGACTTCTCAATATACCATCCGCCTGGCCCTTGAAAACCGTGATCCCAATATGAGACCCATGGCATTTCTTCACCTTCGGGGGTTGGTAGGAAACGGATTATTGCAAACCCATTACCACTCTTGTCGAGTTCGGGTTTCCAAAATCTGTCATCGGAATAGGACTTTTTTTCTCCTTGAGTAGGAGAGGCAGTTTCCATTGCTGCCCTTAACTTATCTAATGATGTAGACATAGTATTTTCCTCGTATTTGCATTTTATAGCATTTTATTAACATTTTATCTAAAGTCAAAAAGAGAACTAACTCCTAGTGACCACCTTTCATCACATTCTTTAAAATATGATAATTCATTATAAACGATTTCTTGTTCTTTGTCTAGAGGGTTTTTGAAAAAAACCTTAATATCTTTGAACAAGTCATCTTTCAATAAAGAAACAAACTGGTATTTCTGTATAGTAAATACTGCATGCTCCTCGGTATATTTATGGGCGTATGAGCTTATATCTAACCCTTCTAACGCATTATTATAATCTTGTATATCGGGGTCTAGTGCATCAAACCCTACTAATGTAATCTCTTTGTATCCTTGATACGCTGCATATCCTAATGCACTTATACCACAAAAGGTGTTCTTGAGCTTGTCGTTATTATACATAATAATGTTCTCATTAGGGGGGACTATATTATAGCAAGTAAAGTATACTTCTTCCTTCTCACCTTGAACAATAAAATGGGTGTCGGACTCGGAACGGTTCGTTATTATATTACTTCCCATACTCTTATACATTCCTAATAGTTGGTCGTAGTGTTCTATCTCCATTGCACTATACCAGTCACCCATAGCAATAGGACAATGTTCTTGTAGACCTTGAACGATTGCGTCATGTTGGACGGGAATATCTAAACAGAAAAGTATATTAGGATATATCCCTTCTGTATAAATTGCATTACAACCCCACCATTCTTCGAAAGAACTTAAGTCATACTGTTTTCTGCTTGGGCCGTTCCCTACTATATGGAGCATAATTCTATTAACTTCTTTTTGTATACTGCATGGTCATATGTAATGAATGCTTTATACTTGTTTAACTTGGTATGGACTTCGGGATATACAACCTTCTCTTGTATTAGTCTATCCCAATCTTTACTGAATCCAATTATCTCGTCCATAATACACATTGTCTCGGGTGATATTTCTTTTGCAAGATATCGTTTTAGCAGGATAGGATGCTGTCCACCCTTCACCTCTATCAGCTTATTGATATTTTTTGCAGCGGTCAGCGAGTCGTTTACTTCTGTCTCGAACATATAAGTTAACTTCTGATTTCTTTTCTTCCATTCCTTATATACTTTGTCTGATTCATTATCCAATAAGTCTCCAACCCATTGGTCTTTAACCAGTAGGTTGGCAATATAAAAATCTTGTAGTTCTTGTTTGTAATTCTTAAAGAGTTTACCAAAATGATATTTGTCTTTTCTCTTTAAGAAGGAATTAATATCTGCTTTAACTTTACCGTTGTATTTTATAAAGTCATAATCGTTAGAATAAAAATGCAGTTTTATACCAAGGTATAAAGTGTATGCATCGTATCCTTCACGACTCGTCATTACTTCACCAGTTTGATACTGGTGGTTGCTTCCGTGTGTGCTTTAATTACCGCGTCATTTGTCGGGGTGACAAAGACTGCATTATAAAATGTGGTTGAGTCGGGTGATTCTACTCCAGTGACAGCAATACCATGTGCAAATCCCATACCACCCTCGGGTGTTTGGACTATCATGCGTGGGTCTTTAAGTTCCACATTACCGTCTTCTAGAGATTCCAGTTTACCAACATACTCTCCACTCACTGTCACTACCGTGACTGTATCACCTTTATCCATTATTTTTTCTCCGTAAAGAAGCCACTCAAGGTAGACTGACTTCGTGTATGTCTGTTAATCATGTTTAACTGCTCAGCTTCAGCTTGTAGTTTTTCCTTTAGTGGTGTAGATATTAATCTCTTTGCACTCTCGGGTTCAACCTTGTTAACTTCACATACCTTTATTATTGCTGACATTACATCGGGTTTTCCTTTTCCCCTCGCAAGTAATCTTTCAACTTGCTCACTGAACTCTTTTTTCGATATCATTTTACTAGATTCCATATAAGTTTTTGAATTGTTTTCTTAAAAGAGCTAGGGGTTCGATATAGTCTCGGTGGTCAGAGCAAAACATTTGAAATGAATTACTACCTTCCACTGCTACCAGAGCCATACATTCTTCTATCTCATGACCTGTTAGTTCTTCTACCATTAATGCATATGCAGCCATTTGAAGATACCATGGTTTGGCCATGTATTCTTCTTTTGGTTTTGCACTGCTTTTAAAATCTATAATACTCAACTTACCGTCAAACATTCCAATACAATCTACTCGTCCAGCCATTTTAAGTGTGGAAGAATACATTGGTGCTTCTAAAGCAAGTGGGACTATTTCATCTAAAACTGGTCTTACTGCACGGAACATTCCTTCTTGTAGAATGTTCTCAAACTCTATAAACTCCTTTTCCTTCTTAAGGTAGTCTTCCACATGTTGGTGAAATAGAGTTCCTCTCTTTGCAGCTGAAGTGGATATCTTATTGGCTTCTTCTTCACCAACTCTTTCTCTCCACAACTGTATTTGTTTTCTAGACTCAAGACCGACAACCGTTGTCACACTCGGGTATGCCTCTCCTTTATCGTCTATGTAATATCTCTTACCTTCCCTTTGTTCAGTCTTAAGGTCTAGGTTTTCTAATTCGGTTATATCTAATAGGGTTGTTCTTACTTGCATAATGTTATTATATCACTTCTTCTGCTGTTTGTCCATATGCTTTTTGATAGTCTGAACAGACTTCTCTCTTTTGATATCTTTACTACCATGTCTCTCATGAACATTTGAGCCGGGATGGGCATCACCTATTTTGTTTAGAACATCTTTAAATCCACCATCTATCTTAACACGGTCACCATGACCGCCTACAATACTAGGTGCAGATATTCGTTGTTCTAAGTGGGGACATTCTTCTTTGAATTCTTCTAGGTCTTTATACGACATGAAGTGTTCTTCAATCTCACCAGTAATCGTATTTAAAAAATCATAAGTCGGCATAATAAAGGTTCTCGTATTATTTATAGTTTAATATATATCCCATTCCAAAGGCACATGCCACAAGACGGCAAAGAATATATAAAGGGTTCCACCCACAAGTAAAGGATATCCATATCCCTTATCTCTTATCTTTAATAACATAATAAGCCCACCCAATAAAAAAAGAAATCCGAAAGACATATCGAATATAAACATTTTGGGTTGAGTCGTTAGACTAGAAAGAATTGTCGACTTTACAGGTTCCAGTTCCATAGTCAAATCCTATTTGTAATTTGTATGGGTCTTGACTACGGCCAACATATTCGACTCCTTGTCGAGCAGTTGAGGGTGCAACATAATCCAAATACTTATCTACCCAGTATCCTTTCCTCGCACAAAAGTCTTCTACTTCTTCGTAGGTTCCCATTGCATACATTACATGGTTCCCAGCTTTATCGAGAACCTTAGCGAATTCCATGTCTGATATATAACCAGTCCTTGGCAATTCTATTTTTAAATCTAAATTTTGTTGTTTCATTACTTATAAAATATATGGTTGTTTATCTGAACTGTCTCATTGAGGTGTTGGGCCCAATAAGGAAAAATGTAATCTGCATGATACCACAATGCACCTTCCGTTAAATCGAATGGTGGTGTTTGTAAATATTGATTAGCAATTTGATAGGAAGATATCCAAGTCTTG